TCTGATTCATTAGCTATTTCAACCATGCCACCATACTGCTGGAAGTCGTTAGCTTTAGATCCTTTTTTGTGAGATATCCAAGCTACTTCATTCCCATGTTCATCTAAAACGTGAAAGTCGGCTTTGGGAGTTCCCGGAGTAGAAATAATATCAGCCATATGAACTATGGTATTACCAACTTTGACTTTAATATATGGCATGCCAATTTCAATTAAAAGAGCATTTAGTTTTTTCTTTATATCTGCTAGTGCTGCATCTTCAGCAACAGTACCAGATCCAGCTCCTCTTCCACCAAACTCTCCTGTTTTAGAGAAATCTGCAAACTTATATTTGTGGCCATGTATATCTGTTAATTCTATTTTATTCAAAGTTTTAGAATCACGAGCTTTAAACGCAATCATAGCTGCAGCTTCAGCGTTTACATCTTCTTTTAACTTTATAAACTTGCCAGAAACAAGTAAAAACTCTTTGCCTTCTTTGATCTTATCAAAGAAGATATCGATTCTATTTTCTCTTCCCGGTTTGAGAAGTTCATAAGCAGATAAATTAGTAGCCATACTTCTATTTATCAGATAAAAGAAAACCGGCTTAAAGCCGGTCTTCTATCAAGCTCTGAGAAACTCAGGCATATCACGCTTAGTATATTTAAGCATGCGCTGTTTGGCTCCAATGTAATAGTTATGATAGGATTTAAGACTATCACCGGGAACTTTGTATTCTTCTGGCATAGCAGGTGTTGGTGGTCTATATGGAGTGTGTGGTATATTCATAGGAGCATTAACAAGATATTGAATTAAATCTTCGCACTTGTGCCGCTTGCCATAACGATAGGTATATTCACGGCAACATGCTACAAACAAACAATAGAGCCAGTTGTAATGATTAATTGAATCACGAGTCCAGACTGCTGATGGATGATTGATATGAGTAGCTTTGTAAAGATTGCTTTCCATTATAGGATCTTCAAGCTTCCATCGTTTTAATCTACGACCAGAAGAAGCATCGATATATTGCTCACCATCTAGAACACGATGCGCAGTACATAGCAATTGTGAGTACTCGAGGATCATCTTTACGACGTGTTTGTCGCAATGATATTGAGCACACACATGAACTTCTGGATTTAGATAGAAGATATTCAAGCAATCAATCTTTCATGTACTTGTTTGATATGTTTACAATGACCGTGCGAAGTAAAGCCCATACATTCACACGTCCAACCTTGTTCGGTTAGCGTAGTGAGATACGTAGTTCCCATGCTATTAGTATAAGGCCACTGAAAACCAGCATAGAAGTGGCCTTTGTAATTAATACCAGGAAGAGCCAAAGCTTTGCGTTTAAACTTTGACTTACGAATTGTAAAAGGTTTACCGCGCTTGTCCATAATTATCTTCTACCATAGTATAGAAAAAATGTCAATCCACAATTTTCTTGTACCGATTGATGTTACCATCTGGTTCGATAACCATTAATTCATCTTTGTAATTGGCCATAACCTTGAACTCGCCTTCGGCTACGATCTTGCCATAATCACGAAGCACGCGCATGACTGCATTAGCCACACCATACTCGTTACAATTTCTATTTTTAGCATCTAATGCAGCTTGGCCACATTCACGATAGATCTCATCTTCTATAGACCAGCTAACGTCAAGCCAACTATCACCAGAACGACGAAGATATTCTTGACCACCATCGACAGAAGAAGCTCCACATGAACAAGTTACAAAATCATGGCGATGCCGAGAAAAGATAAAGTCATCACACTCTTTACAAATGATAGCGTTCTGAACAATCATATAATTCTCCATCCACCAATTGGACTATAGCTTAAAATAGTATTATCATAAGCATTATAAACTGTGGCTTCGAAACCAGCCTCTTCTACTTTAGTCATTACATCGTAGAGACTATTGCCTTCACAGAGAAACCGGCCTATATTAGTTAGATATGCCTTAACCATTTTGAATTTTGAACCTTTCTTCATTATAGTTAATTCTACCATGTTTTGATAATAATGTCAACAGGAAAAAAGTCCAATAAAATCAATCTATTGGACTCTATAATGATATAAGAAGGGCTATAATGGCTATAAAGATAAAGCCATAAAAGGCAAAAGTTAGGATATACTTGGCGATCGTGAATCCTATCCACACGAAGAATCCCACGATCGCCAAGAGAGCTACCGATAAGATAAGAGCTACGACACTCATCTACGCTTACCGGTAGCAGGATCGGCCGTTTCAGACTTGGAAAGGACAACAAGTCCGCCTTTGTTATAGGCTTGGCCGACAACGTATGAACTGCTAACACGAAGCTTTTCTTGTTCGTAAGCAGTATTCTTAGTAAAGTTTACACCGATTTCTGATTCTGAAGGATAACGAGACCGGTGATCTGACACATTGTATTCTGGCATCTTGGTACCACGAAGCTTTGGCTTGTAGTTACCTTGGCGGTATGCAATATATTCTTCGAGCGTCTTTTGTTTGAGACCGAAGCGTTTGGCCATAGCACAATCAGCACGCCAATCGATGGCATACATCGTGTACTTAACATCGTTAAGTTTGGACTTACGCTTCTTATGATTTGTTGTGGTATAAGCTGGACCAAGAAGATGCATAGTCATAACGAATCTCCGAAAAAAAGATCAGATGAGAGGACCAGTCCACCCGGCAGTATCTAGCCATTTACGAAAGACCATTCGAGGCCCGTCTCATCTGATAGTTTAATCTATCAAAAATCTGAAATAATGTCAACCATTATTTTTTAACTAACCAGCTAAAATCTTCGATGATGCCATAGTCCGGACCAAAGAAACCATCTTTGTCCAGAGTGAACTTGGTTTCGGCATCAGCCGCATAAGACCAAGTAAGCATCTTGATCAGACCAGCCTTGGTTGTCGGAACATATGCTACATCGTCACTGTTGGCCACTCGGCACAGGATAGGGCTTTTGCGGCATTTTTTGATTTGGTCAATAAGAGCATCGCGAATCATAATAAGGTCCTTTCCTTGATTATGATTAATCTTACCATTATTTGATAAAAATGTCAACAATTATTTTTTGTGAATGAAATCAATAACTTAGGCAAAAAGAAAGAGGGGAGCCTCTCGACTCCCCTCCAATGCGTGTAGCGGGAGGAACCCCACCTTGATTCCCGCCTATTCCAGTCGTTCCGTTGTAGAAACACTTGCCTCTTTTACGGTAAAAATCCGTAAATCCACGCACCACATGTTGTGTAGAACTATTTATACAAGTTCTTCATTAACAGGTGTAATATTTTCCAAAAAAAATGCAGGAGTGTGACCATCAAATCCACCACCAAAGTTTAGATGGCGACAGAGCTCCTTAGCCTTCTGTGTTGGTATATTATTTTTGATAATTTGGTTGGTTTCAATCTCTAATACATCACTGACATTAGATTTATTGATAACTTTATAGCTTACCATCTTTCCTCCACTTAAATCCAAAGACTAATTCTTGCATCCATCGTTGAAAGCGATTAGGAAGCTTTTTGTCTAGAACTTTTACATGAGTTCCAGGAAACATTTCAACATGCCAATCAGAATATTTTGGCATTTCAAGCGTATAAGCTCGTTTAAAATAATCATAACCTAAGTCTGTATTAAGAAGTTTTGATTCAATATAGTGATCGCTATAGATTTTATCTGACATTATTTAAATCCTGCAAATTTGTTACGGTTGAATTTGCTTATTGGTTTAGACTCTTCTTCCAAACGAGATCCTGTATCAGTTCTATCAAAGATAGGTTTATCATCATCATTAACAAGATCTTCTTGAGCAGAAGCTTCTACGTTATAGAGTCTCATCTTGGAATAGTCAACACCAATTACGAAACGCTTATGAACTGCTGGATCACCATAACGATTCTTCAATTGCTTAACCATGATTTGATTAAGACCACGAAGTTCTTCACTGCTTACCAGAGCAAACATAAAGTCGGCGGTGGCCGGCAAACCAAACGATTCAGAAGTATCTTCAAGGCCAACATCAGAGTTACTATAACCAGAACGAGTTGTCTGGGTAGCTGAGATGATTGGTACATTAAACTCTACAGCCAAACCACGAAGCTCTTCAGCGATCGCCTTGATATAGGTGTAGGAGTTCACGTTTGCACCGGCCTTGATACGTGAAGAAGCACAGATGTTCAGATAGTCGATGTAGATTATATCTGGTACGAAGTTCTTCTTGATCTTTAGTTCGTTTAGCAAGTGACGAAAGTTCGCTGAGCCAGCACATGCAGTTGGATACTCCTTAACAATAAGCTTACCTTTAGCGCGTTCTTTTACTCGACCAATAAGCTTATAGTAGATTGCTTGTGGCAATTCTTTAAGATCATCTAGAGTTACACCGAGCAGGTTAGCATCGATACGTTCGGCGATACGTTCTTCAGCCATTTCCATAGTGATATACAGAACGTTTGTACCGGCCATAATATTTTGAGCAGCACAATGACACATGAACAAAGATTTACCAACACCTGTACCTGCTAGGGCAATGTTGAGTGTCTTGTTAGGTAAGCCACCTTGTGTAATCTTATTAAAGTAATCTAGATCGAATGGAATACGAACTTCTTTACGATGATAGAACTCATAACGAGCATCAGCATCATTTAGAAAGTCGTGGCCGATTGATTGATCGAACGATACGGCAAGAGCATCGGTCAAGATCTGAGGGATAGCACCAACACTGATACTATCTTTCTTACTGGAGTCTACGATCTGAATGGATTGCATCAAAGCATTATAAAGAGCTTTGTCTTTACAGAACTTTTCAGTAGAGTCTACAAGCCAATCAACTTCACGATCTTCAGTCTTATCCAGTGTTTGGATAAGATCCTTGGCACGTTTAAACTGATCTTCATTTAGACCAGTCTTCTCGTTCAGATCAATATCAAGAGCAGTCTTAGTTGGGAATGAACTATATTTGTCGACATAATCGGTGATCAGGTCGAACACTGTCCGATCAACCTGATCACTGAAATATTCAGACTTTAAGAATGGTATTACCTTTCGTGCATATTCTTCGTTGTTGATAAGATTGCCAAAGATAACATTCTCAATTTTCATTCTTCCTCCAGATCCTCGTATACGTCTTCAACAGTATCTTCCTGCATGATGTTTTGCGATGCCGCGCGATACTTACTCTCGATGAACTCATTGAACTTCTTATCCTGCAAGATAGGATGCCAGAAGCTGAAGTTATAAGTATCGTTCATGCGATAAGATTTTTCAAGGATCTCACCGGTCTCCATATCAACTTTTTGATACCAGCCATTCTTAGGTTTAATAACGTGGCCAGACTCTAGAGCAAGATCAAGCAAACCAGACCATTTGCTTTTACGAAGCGAGACTTTTCAACGTTGATGATAAAGTTATAACCAACAACTTCAGTGCCTTCTTTTTCTTGTTGGCGACCAATGATGTAGATGTTATCAGCAGAATAATAGATGCCGGTACCACCAGAAACAACTGGCTTAGAGAACATTTCCTGAGTCATGTAAGTATGATTTACAACGACCATTGGAATATCTTTAAGATTTAAGTGTGGTGTAACCATACGGAACAAACTCTTGAGCTGCTTAGCACGAGTCATGTCAGCAGCAGAGTTTTGTTTCAGCGCATCTTCAACTTCTTTCTTAGAAGCTAAGTTACCAACTGAGTCGATAACAATGATAACACGATCACCACGATTGATTTGATCGAGCTGAGACATGATATCAAACTTTAACTGTTCGATGTCAGTGATCGGAGTATGAAGAACACGAGATGCATCGATCTTGAACGAATCGAAGTAAGCTTGTGGAGTACCGAATTCAGAATCGTAGAACAACAGAACAGATTCAGGATACTTATCCATGTAAGCTTTTGCCATCAACAGACTGAAAGAAGTCTTGAAGTGCTTCGATGGACCAGCCCAGATAGTAAGACCGGGAATGAACCCACCATTAATCTTACCAGACAGAGCAATGTTAATTGCAGGGACTGTAGTACGGATTGTGTCCTTCTCATTGAAGAACTTTGAGTCTGACAAGATGTCAGTTTCTTTGATTGTAGAGTTTTTACGACATAATATCTCCTTGTCACGATAATATTAGTATACACACAACCAAAAATAATGTCAACCAAGAATAGACTCCAGCTTCTTTTTAAAAGCTTCAATCTTTTCTTTTCTGTTTGGCCAATGGATGTAAGCATTCTTGTCTGCATCTTTGGCTAGGTTGTTTAGTAGTGGTACGATCATTTTATACATTGCTTCTGCTTTTGCCTGACTTTCTTGCAAAGTAGCTTCTGCTTGAAGGAATACATCTTCACTGACTGTTGTAAAGCCAAAATCAAAATCGTCGTCGAGGTCTATACCCATTAGTTGAACCAATCTTCTAGTGTTGCGCGTTTTTCAGATTGCCAGCCGATAGTTTTGATAATAGACTCGATCGGGCTAAGATAGCCTTTTTCAAACTGTGTGTCATAATCTATAAAGTGATCGAGCTTGAACTCAGGAGGAAGACCATTAGAACATGCAATCACATATTCTTTCGATGGATTCGGTTTCTTAAGATAAACGAATTTGATCTTCTCACCACTGGCAATTGTCTGATATTTAT